ATTCCATAGAAAACTTCTTTAGTATGTTGAAATCAAGATTACAAAAATTAGAAGGATTAAAATATGAAGAATTAAAGAAAAATATAGAGAAAGTAGTAAGAGAAATACCAAAAGAAAAATATATAAATATTATTAGAGGAACATATAAACGACCATTAGGATTTATAAGGAAAGCATCTAACAGAACAAGAAAATTAAAGAATTATAAATAACACATTTAAAAAGTCGGCGTTTAAATGTGCAAAGGTGTAAAATTAATTTTAAAATTGATTATAAATTTTATATTTTTATAACCTTTATAACATTTATAAAACCAAAATGGACTTGACAAGATATGAACCTTTGAATGCATTTCAACTATTTGCATTCCTTAAGTTGGATTTGCCTACAGATATTAAGATAAAGATTTATAATGAATATTTCAAGATCGGTCTTGTTTGTAACAAGAAATATGAGATTTTAATGATGGAAATAAAATCGCCAAAATGTACTAGTCTAGACCCTACAGACTTGAAGCAAATTGTTGAGCTAATATTCAAAAACCATGAAATTCTCTCTTATGTTCGTGCCAAAAATCATTTATTCAATCAAATTTATATTGAACACTACATACATAATCAAAAAAGATTTGACTTATTGAATTTATTTGATAGTTTCAATCTAACTTGGCTCATGCATTTATATCATTAAACTATGAAAATTACCATTCTAGTATGCACCATATATGCAGTTATTATAAATAAATGTTCTTTATAAGTTGACATGATAATAATAAATATTCAATTATTTGAGGAATCTATAAAGTATTTTGCCTTTTCAAAAATGGACAAAAATAAATGTCCATTTTTGAAAAGGGGATTTGGACTTTTAAAATTTTTTCAAAAAAGTCAGTTGTGACGATAATGCTCTCATTTTCATTTTTTCATTAAAAAAAGTGTGAGCATATTTTTTTCGTATTTTTTGGACAAGCTATTGTCTATACTCTATTTAGAGGACAGATGGATTACAAAATTTGGGTGGAAAAGTTGCCATTTTATTGCTGTAATATTTGTGACTTTAAATCGTCAGAGAAATGGAGATACATAAGACACATATCAACGCTTAAACATCAAAAAGAGACAAAAGAGGACAAAATGGATGACGCAAAAAGTTGCATACAATATGTGTGCAAATGTGGTAAAGAATATAAATACAGACAAGGATTATGGAAACATCAGAAGAATTGCACAGTTAATTCTAATGAGATAGTGAGTTCAAAATATAATTTAACTGATAATGAGTTTACTAAGGAGATGTTCATAATGCTTCTTCAACAAAATAGTGAGTTCAAAGAATTGATAATAGAACAAAATAATAAGATGTTAGAACTAACTAAAAATAATAATTTTATTACTAATAACATAAATAATACTACAAATAACAATAATCAAAGTTTTAATATGAACATATTCTTGAATGAACAGTGTAAGGATGCACTCAATATTGGTGAGTTTGTGAATAGTCTTCCATTAACATTAGAAGACTTGGAAAACACTGGAAGAGTTGGATATGTGAAGGGAATTACCGATATTGTTCTAAGAGGATTAAAAGAAATGGATATTCATAAGCGCCCAATTCATTGTAGTGATTTGAAGAGAGAAGTTATGTATGTGAAAGACAATGATGTTTGGCATAAAGATGAAGAAAATATCAAAATAAAAAAAGCAATTCAAAATATTGGAACACGAAATTATAAACAAGTAAAAGAATGGATAGAAAAATACCCAGAAGCAAAAGACATAAATACCAAAAAACACGAGCAATATGTAGGAATTCGTCTGAAATGTACTGGAGGTTCAGATATAGAAGAAGATGATAAATTACATCGCAAAATACTTTCAAACATTGCAAAAGTCATTCACATTAACAAATAAATTCATGGTTTGTGTTGTTGGTTCTTTAAGTTCTTTTTAAAATAATATATAAAAGTCATTCATAATAACAAATAAATTCATGGTTTGAGTTGTTGGTTCTTTAAGTTCTTTTTTAAAATAATATATAAAAGTCATTCACATTAACAAATAAATTCATGGTTTGTGTTGTTGGTTCTTTAAGTTCTTTTTGAAATAATATATATTAAAGTTTTTTGCATTTTTAAAAGTCGAAGTCCCCTTTTCAAAAATGGACATTTATTTTTGTCCATTTTTCAAAACCCATTGCCGACTTTTGAAAAAAATTACAGAAATTCTAATTGTTACCATAATGCTGTAAAATCCAATTTTACATTGAAAAAACTGTGAGCATAAATTTTTATATACTTTATGCAAACTATTTAGTAATATTACCTTGTTCAATATTATGCAAGAAGAATTGCAGAATTTGCAGAATTTTAAAACATCGTCAGAAAAAAATAAATATTTTTGTAAATATTGTAACTATTATACATCTCGTAAAAGTAGCATAGACAGTCATAACATGTCAAAACGCCACATTTTGAACAAGATTCAAAATTCTGTGAACCAAAATTATGCAATAAATCACTCATTCCAGTGTAAAAATTGTGATAAAATATATAAGAATCGTAATGGATTATGGTATCATAGCAAATCATGCAATAATTTGAATGAAATAAGTAAAAATAATGTTATAGTTACTTCTTTAAGTAGTTCAGATAATGAAAATACATTAAATACAAATTTTATTATTGAGATACTTAAACAAAATCAGGAATTACAAAAACAAATAATTGAGATTGTTAAGGATGGCAAAACAATTAATAATACAATCAATAATAATCAAAGCTTCAATATGAATGTATTCTTGAATGAACAGTGTAAAGATGCACTCAACATTGGAGAGTTTGTGAATAGTCTTCCATTAACCTTGGAAGACCTAGAAAACACTGGAAAAGTTGGATATGTGAAAGGAATCACTGATATTGTTCTAAGAGCATTAAAAGAAATGGACATCCATAAACGTCCAATTCATTGTAGTGATTTGAAGAGAGAAGTTATTTATGTCAAAGATAATGATGTCTGGCATAAAGATGAAGAAAATATAAAGATTAAAAAAGCTATCCAAAATATTGCAACACGAAATTATAAACAAGTAAAAGAATGGATAGAAAAATATCCAGAAGCAAAGGATATTACAACAAAAAAACATGAACAATATGTAGGAATTCGCCTCAAATGTACAGGAGGTTCAGATATAGCAGAAGATGAAAAATTACACAGCAAAATACTTTCAAACATTGCAAAAGTTATTCATATTAACAAATAAATTCACTGTTTGCGTTGTTGTTTTATAATTAAATTTTCAGAAATATTTTTAATTAAATCAATTCCAGTATATAAATTTCTAATATTATATATTATGAGTCATAACAGTTTGAATATAATACTTGAAAATTTACGAAGACAATTACAACAAATAAATAATCAAATAAGAGAAGTGACAAATAGTGATATCTTACATGATGATGTTAAAAAGGTACGTTTGGCTGATCTTACTGCTTCAATAAGAGATTTAGAAGTTCGCATTACTGATCTAGAGGAGCAAGAGAGAATATTATTAAGGCTTCAAGAATTAAGAACTTATTTGCAACAAATAAATTATAATTATAAAAGATTAAGTGATCAAGAATTAAGAGATCTCAAGATAAATATGAGAACTTATTTTGGTCAAGTTAATAATATTAGGGACTTATTTCATGAAGAGAGGGATGAGCATTTGCTTTTTCTTTCTAATGAATTGGATGATGTACAAAGAGAACTGAATGAACGAGCTCAACGACGAGCTGAAGTGAGAGCTGGAGTGAGAGGAGGAACTAGAGCATCCAGAAAGTCTAGAAAATCTAGAAAGTCTAGAAAATCTAGAAAAATTAGAAAATCTAGAAAATCTAGAAAATAAAACTTAATAAAACAATATAAAATCATTATACAATAGATATAATATAATGATTTTTAGATATTTATATAACGTTATATACAGTGTTCTTTTTATTTGTGGAACATGTATAACAACTAAAACAAGTATTGAACATAAATTTTGCGTAAATTGTAAATATTATTTGAAAGATTTGAGTAGTTTTTCAAAATTAGATAGATGTACTCAATTTGAAAAAAAAGAACCAGAAGATGAAATAAAATCTAAAAGAGATAAAATAAAATATTTTGTAACAGGAATAAAAGTAGAAAAACCTAAAAAACCAATAGATTATTTTCTTTGCGAAACAGCGAGAGAGCTAAATGAATTCTGTGGGTTAGATGGTAAAAAATATGAACCAATTAGTTAATTACATTGTAACTAATTATCTTCTTTGTTGTTGAGTTAATACAGATAATTCTTGATTTCTTTGCTCTTGTAATTTTTCAATCGTCATCTCTCCTCCAAGTTTTGGTTGTTTATAATCGTGTTCATCAGTTGGTGTAGTAATAGTATCTTGATAATTCAATGGTACATAATTATGCATTTGTCTCATGCCCCCATTACCTTTTGTGTTTAGTTCTTCTGAATCCATATCTAAAAAACTAAAATTATCAGACATAACACCAGACATGCCTCCATTTAATGAAAATGCCATTGGCTCCATATTATTACTTGTTGCTTGTTTGGTAATCACCTCTTGTTTTGGTTTAAAATGCTGATAAATTGCATCTCCATAAATAACATCATAACCTTGATTTAATAAAAGTAATGCAGGAACCTTTGCTACATTTTCAGGCATAACAATCCTTTGCTGATTTTCCAAAATAATATAAGTTTTTCCATCGGGTCCTTTATTACGTTTATCAATACAAATAAAATGAATATCTTTACTTAATTGAGTTTTTGATAAAGTCTGCAATAATTTCTTAGAATGTTCACAAAAATTGCTATAATAAAGTATTGCACTCATTAATTTATAATAAGTTTATTCCAATTTTGTTTTAACTCATTTTTTACAAATAAAATAAATATAATAAAAAATAAAATATAATAAAATAAAAAATTGATATTTTATTATATATTAAAAAATAAAGTATAATATAAGAATACAGAATGAACCCAATCATTGATTCTATTACTGAAGAAAATGGCCTCCTTAAGTTTACATTGAGTGGAGTAAATGTAAGTTTGGCTAATGCTCTTCGCCGAACAATCATTTCTGATATTAAAAGTATAGTATTTAGAACAACACCTCATGAAGAAAATAAATGTTCTATTATTATAAATACATCTCGCCTTAATAATGAAATTTTGAAGCAGCGCCTCAGTTGTATTCCTATCCATATTACAGACACCTCTTTCCCTATCAAAGATTATATTGTTGAAGTAGATGTAGAAAATAATACAGACACCATAATGTATGTTACTACTGAAGACTTTAAAATAAAGAATATACATACAAATCAGTATTTAGGTGAAAAGGAAACTCGTGAAATATTTCCGCGTGATGATTTGTCAAATGATTTTATTGATTTTGTGCGATTACGTCCCCGTATTTCCGATGAAATTCATGGAGAGAAGTTGCATTTTATATCAGAGTTGTCTTATGGTACTTCAAAAGAGGACTCTATGTTTAATGTTGCATCTACTTGTTCTTATGGTTATACACTTGATATAGTTGCTATAGAAAATGAATTAGTAAAGAAAGCACAAAAATGGAAAGATGACGGAAAAACAAAAGATGAAATAAATTTTATGAAAAAGGATTGGAAACTTCTAGAAGGTCAGCGCATCACAAAGAAAGATAGTTTTGATTTTATAATAGAGAGCGTTGGTGTATATACAAACAATGAGTTGGTTAAATTGGGTTGTAAAATTATGAAAAAGCGTCTAGATAAATTGAAAAATCTTATTGAAACAAATGATATTCAAGTAACAGAATCAGAAAACACAATTAAAAATTCTTATGACGTGCTTTTAGTAGATGATGATTATACTGTCGGGAAAGCAATAGAATTTGCATTATATTCAAAGTTCTTTGAATCAGCAAAGACACTCACTTATTGTGGGTTCTCAAAAGCTCACCCTCATGACCCAGATAGTATTATAAGAATTGCATATAAAGAAGATATTGCAGATAATTCTGTAGTAAAACAAAATATGTTGGAATGCATTGAAGAATTAAAAATTGTATTTGATACAATTAACAAAAAATTCTAAATAAAGTTACCTGATGCATTGTGAGAGTTAATAGAGCCAAATATAATAATTTTAATATTTTATATTTTAATATTTTTATATTTTTTTGAAACCACTTCACAAGTTATTGTGTAATATATTATTTATGCAATTGCATTCTATTTTTCTAATTCTACTTGAAGAATATCTACTTGTCTCTTACGCATATGATAATTTAGTGCATACATTTGCAAACTAGGATGTATCTTATTCACATAATCAATAACAATACTATTAGTTATATGTCTTCCTTTATCTTTCAAAATATTAACATAATGTTGATGAATATTATACATGTGCGTTCTGAAATTTTCACCATAATCTTTCAAAGGAGACATTTTCTTGATATAACAATCAATATAATTGTTGTAAAGTGAATAAGTATAATCATGTATTTGCTTTCTAAAAAATGCAAATTCCTTCTTATGTTCTGGATAATATTTCAAATATTCTTTTACTTTTCCTTCTTTTCTTAAACTCAAATATTGATACATCAATTTTGGTTGATTACCTCGTAAATGTCTAACATTCTCATAAACTGGATTCCTTCTCTTAGTCCGCGCTCCTGTTTCTAAATTTTTCAAAATAACACCAACTACTTGATAATTTGTATTCATACTTGCATAAATCTGTATCAAATCTTCATATGTTTCCCATTCTGTGTATACTTCAGGGAATTGAATCGTTGTTTGTGACCATATATGGTTTTCTTTTGTGTAATCAATACTTAAAACATTTATCATACCAGTATCAGTATGGATAATTTGATAAACAGATACTAGATAAAGAGCAGGTTTAGAAAAAGGTACAACAATACGATTTAGGGGATGTTGCATTACAAAACTATAACAATATGATTGATTTAATAAATTTAAATCCAGACCAACTTCTTTAACAGCATCCATAAACATAGAACGGAAAGTAACAATGGGTTTACCATGTTCATGATAAAACGCAATTTCAGCACCTACACAACTACGAGTGGAAATTTCCCAAGCGCCAGATAGACCAATATTTGGGTCCCAAAAAACATTAATCATTGTACCTTCAATAAATTGCTCTGCAATAATATTTTGTGTTTTTTCAGGATGAATAGTTAAGAAATTATCCCAATCAATAGATTTTGGAGGTGAAAAGCATATAACTTTTTCACTGGAATTTATAATAACAGAGCGTAACAAACCAATAGAACTTTTATCTTCAGAGAGAAGGACATTTTTATTGTAGCGTATGAGAGAATAATTTTGTTTAGTAGGACTTTGACTAAAAATTTTGTCAAATTTCAATGTTGAAAAAGAATCATTGTTGAAATTTGATTTAATAATATCTTCAAAACCAGGAATGTTATTTAAATGAAATGTTACACCATTATCAGAAGAAAAAGTTGTCATAGGTAGAGACATATTAATAAATTAAATAATAATATGTCTTTAAACTCTATATTTTTAATGTTTTTCAGTTAGAGATAAAAATTTCTATTATAAATATAGGGTAATGTCATCAAATGTATCTAAAGAAGAAGAAAGTGATAATATAGAGGAATTTGACCCAATATTAGAAACAAAAGAAGCACAAGCAGAAGCAGAAGCAGAAGCAGAAGCAGAAGCACAAGCAGAAGCACAAGCAGAAGAAGGACAAACATTAGAATTAGGTGATGTTATTAAGTTTCAATCACCAGATAATGAAATATATAATAATAATACATTTATAATTGATTATATTGATGAAAATCAAGTTAGTTTAATAAATATTTCAGATTTACAAAAGAAAATTTTGCAAATAAAAGATGGAATATTAGGAGATGGTTCTATTCAAGGAATTGAATTAATTTTTCGTAATCCTGAAAAAGGATATGCAAGACAAAATGGTTTATTACCTGGTAATTGGGTAAATATTTATTTTGGTGGCGAATTTCCATCTATTATTACTGGAAAAATTACGAATTTAGAATCTGATATGATTGAATTAACTTTACCAGATAATGATGTAATTTATTTGAACTTTGCTTATAAGGGTTTACCTACAGATTTACCAATTGAAACAATTGAATTGAGAGAAGCACCTCAAAAAGAAAAGGAATCTGGAATAAATGAGAAAAGCAAATCAGAAGAAGAACAAGAAGAACAATATGAAGAAGAATTAAATGAATTAGATAAAGAATTATCAGATGAAGAGTCAGAACAAAGAAAAGAAAGAACATCTAGATTACAAATTCCTATAGAAACAGTAAAAGACCAAGCAAGAGAAATTATTATATATGCAAATGAAATAGAATTTGGTGAAGAATTAGGTGCTATTAAACAATATGTAGGTATAGATGCAAGCAAACAAAGATTCAATATTGAAGCACAAACAAATGATTTATTAGATGAATTATTATCAGATATTCCAAGTGTTGAGAGAACATCAACAGTATTGAATAATATTCATATTATGATTGAGCGTTTCAAACAATTACGTCTAGCTTTTTCTACATTTGACGATTATGGAAACGTAACAGGTTCGCTAAGGAAAGACTCACAGTGGAAACCATTAGCAAAAGATTTAGAGAAATTCAAAACAGCACTTTATTGGCTTCTTCCAGTTGCAAAAAATAGAAAGAAACTCTATAATGTGAATAATAATGAAACAGAAAATGAAAATCAAACAATAATATCATTAGACCTTATAGATGATTTAAAAGGTGTAGAAAATATATTAAAATCTTATAAATCAGGTTCTACTGGAGAAGAACAAAATAAATATGTTACAATGATGCAAGAATTAAATCCTTATTTTACACCATTTGAAGATGTAAATCCAGAAACAATTGGTAATATTTTATATGAAGAAGAAGTAAAAACAAATTTGAATATTGTAATTGATAATTTATCTGATTTTTATTCCTCTGTTGCAGTAAATGATAATATAAAAACAAACCGTTTCTTGATTCAAAAATATAATTTAGGTACTTATAGATTAGATGATTGTAATTTTAAAGGTAGCAAAATGGTATGTAATATGGTGCCATTTACAAGAGCGGATAATCTTCAAGTGTCATCAATATTAACATTACCAGAACCAGCATTAATATTCTCTCAAATAAGCTTACCTGCATCAAGTATTATGCAGAAAGCAAATTTAAATCAACATTTTTTGAATTATTGGCAATTATTAAAGAAAAATACTAGTGTAGAAAATATCATCATAGATGATTTGGAAAAAGAAATAGAATTTGAAGAAGATGAAGAATATTTAATGAATATTAAAAATTATGTTTTAACTGAAAAAGATAAGGAAATTACATCATCTGAAAATTATGCAAAATTTTTAAATGTAATTATACCCAAAACCCGAACATTATTCAATTTAGTCAAAAAATATATTAAAGGAAAATTAACGCTTAAAGATGTTGTTGGGTTTTTAGAGCCATTCTTGATTTACACAGATGATTTAACATATATGCAATACAAAGAAATAAATGAATTCTTGCAACAAAAGATGATATCTTATAAAAAGGCGTTTGTAGAAAAAAGTAAAGTATTTGGATTATTGAAAACAGCTAGTTATAAACAATCTCAACCAGCGAATGCGAAATCATGCAAGGATTTATTAGGTACAAATATTGCAACTAGAAAAGAAGTATTTGATAATTATTCTGAAAATTTATTAGATGAAAATATTACAAATTCTGAGTTATTAAGAAGACTCTGTTTGATAGATTTTGGTAATTTATATAACACTGCAGTTGCATTAGAAAATATAGTATTAATGTTGCCAGAAAATGTAGGAAAATTTTTAGAAGATGAAAATGAAATTGCAAAACAAAATATAAAGGAAGAACAAGATAATAATACTTGTAAAAAATATGTTATTGCAAAACAATATGCAAGTATTCAGGATTTAGAAGATGATAATGGTAAACAATTATATTACGATAAACAATTTGATAAGACTAATTATGATCTTCTAGATAATTATGAAAAAGAACAAATAGAAATGAAACCAGAGGATTTTGAAGAATTTTTGAAGAATAAATTGGTGTCAAAACATAATTATAATGTAGATGAAGTAGAATATATTGCAGATGCATTAATGAATGGTATGAAAACAGTCGCAAATGGTGATTTAGCAATTGTTTATTTAGATGATGAAAGAGATTATGGGTATTATGAACGTAAAGACAAAACATGGATTAAAATAGATGATTTAACAGATGAGAATATTGTATCAAAAGATAATAATGTATTATGTAATTTGCAAGAAGATTGTATAGAAGTGAATAAAAAATTAAGTGCATCTTGCCAAAGTTTGGAATTAAACAAGGCAGAATTAAATGAAACTGCTTTAAAACAAATGATAAACGCATTTGATAAAAAATATCAAGTATCAAAAGAAATACAAGAACAAATAATAAATAAGAAATTTGAGTATTACTTGGATGTAATAAGCAGTTTGGAAAAAATAGAGAGAAATAGTAAATATAAATATAACAAAGAACAATTTAAAATGGGCGTTATGGAGGAAGGAGATGAGAACATAGAAATAATCTCTCCTTATGCTGGATTAAGAGATTCAATTTTGGGAATTGAAGATTTTGTAAAGAAACAAAATGATATTGTGCGATTTTGCAGAAGATTTACTAGAGAGTGTACAGATGAAGAAGAAGATGCAGATGAGGCAAGTTATTATTGGCGTTATTGTATAAAAACAAACACAAGATTAATTCCATATTTTTATTTTTCACTTGCAAAAGCATATCAACTTAGCGATGATGATTATTTGGATGAAATGGCGCAAATAATAAAAAGTATAGGTAAATTGAGTGATGATGGTGATATGTGGGTAGATAAATATAGTGGTTATCCTATCAAGATGATAGATTTTGATACTGAAGAAGGATATGAAGCAAGTGGATTTAAAATAAAATCAAGAGATTTATTGGAACAAGATATTGGTGACAGTATTTTGAAAAATAGTGGTTTTATTGATAAGAAGAAAACAAAAACAGATACAAAAGAAACGCGTATAATTTCAAATGTAACAACATTTTTAGCTGGTTCAATGGGAATTGATATTAGTGATAAAAAAGAATTTATTTCAAAAGTTGTATTAGATGCATTAAGAGTAGCACTTTCAACAGAATCAGAATACAAGAAAAAAGTAGCAGAAATGGCAAAGAAGGGGAAAAAATTGCCTACATATAATGAAGTGTATAATTTGACCATTTTGTATTTATGTTTAGGTGCATTTTTAATTGCAGTTCAAATTAGTATACCATCTATTAAAACACGTAAAACATATCCAGGTTGTGTAAGAGGATTTGATGGTTACCCTATTGAAGGAAAAACAGGTGATTTAACAGGAATAACATATTTAGCTTGTATTGCAGAGAAATCCAAGAGTTCAATTGATCCATGGGTAGCATTAAAAGGTTCAAAAATGGATAAGATCAGAGAGAAAATAATGGCATTTACTGATAATTATTTATTGAAACATAGTGATGTGGTGCGTAAATTAGAAGAAAAAATAGAATACTTAACATCCACAAATGGCGGAGAGAAGTTACCAGAAGAATATAGTTTGTTGAAATGGAATAATTTTTTACCTCCATTAGTAGAATTCAAAATAAAAAGCAATATGTTGGAGAATGTTTCATCAGGATTCAAAAAGATTTTATTAGATGAGTTTAAATCAGGCTCAAGGGCTCAACGAGAGAAATTTCTTGTTTTGCAATCAAAAATTATCTTTTTCTCTCTAGCTATCCAGGAAATGATTCAAAAAGTGGTGAAAGAAAAAGAAGAGAAATTGCTTTTAACTAATGCAGCAAATGAACCTTTTTTGGAGAATTCTTGTTGTAATGAAAAAACAGAAAAGAATACAATTCAATATTTTGAAAGTGATCAACCAGATATTAAAAGATATAATGAAATTGTTCAAAATTTAACCAATATATTATTAGATATTACTTCTATTACTAGGGCTTCATTTTTATTTTCAAGAGAGAATAGTAAGAATATTTACCCTCCTTTAACTGATAAATATAATGAAGAAACAATATATCTTGCATTTATTAAGTATTGTAGGTTTACAAGTCTAATACCAATGCATGAAGATTTATTAGCGATTTGTGCAGATAAGCCAGAAACAGGATATTTGACAGCTAAGGATAGTTTAAGTGAAAAAATTCGTAAATTAAAACAGTCAGGAAGAGATTATAACAATGATGGACTTTTACGCTTATTACAAATAATAGAAAATCATAATATTATAAATATAAATGTGAATCAAGTAGTAGAAAAACCAATACAAAAAATAAGAGATTTATTAGAGTCCATAAATGAAGAAAAGGATGATGTGATACCAGACAAATTGGTTGAAAACATGAATATGATTTTGGATTCTTATGACCTTACTGTGGAAGAAGATACAGAAGAAATGCGAAGTTTAAAGAATTATTTGAGTATTTCTAATGAAAGGTTGAGAGAAAATTTGATTGAATTTATAAAAGATAATGCAAAATTAAGTAAACCAAATACGAGAAATATAAAGTCAATTATAGATGAATTTATGTTATGGGAAACAAAAGAAGGTAAAAAAAGTAAATCAAAAAAGAAAGAAGAAGAAGATGAGGAAGTTGAAGGTGAAAAACATGCAGAGGAAACAATATCAGATAATATAAAATATAATTCAATAAAATTTATAAAGGAATTTATGAAAAATATAATAAATGTTTTTCCAAATATAATATTGAATAAAGTAGATTATTCTTCAATAGAAATTCAAAAGTATTTGAAATTATCTGAAAATCATCAGAGAGAAATATCAAATAGTATTCGTGATTATTATGCAGGTTTAAGAACATTTTATGATGATATGAAGATAGTAAATGTATTAACAAATATTCAAAGTAAATGCAATAACTTATTATTATTAGCATTAGAGACGCCTTCTTTTACAGAGATTAGTTATAATGGTAATAAAGTACATAATATTTTTGATAAGAGAACAAGTATATTATTATTTGAGAATTATTTACTGCAAACATTGAATGTATATATAGATTTAGCAGGTAATGAAGAAATGTTAAATTTTGAAATGCGCGAATTTGTTTCAGTAGATGAAGGTATAATAACAACAGAAGAACTAGAATTGAGAGAGCTAAGATTAGAGCCCAAAGAACCTGTAGAAGATATTATTATTAGTGGAAATATAGCAGATTTGAAGGGTCGTATTGCAAAGTTGCTTATAGTGTATTTAAATATAATGAGTGAACATAAATCACTAGTGGATATGAGTTATGAAGATATTATGGATATTTTATTCAAGACAAAAGAGAAAGAGAAGGATACTTTCACTGATAGATTGAAAGCCTTGAATGATGAGGAGAGAGAAGCAGATACAGCATTAAAGATAAATAAATTAGGTAGATGGAATAAAGGATTGAAGAAAGGATTAACACAATATGTAGCAGAAGATTATGATGATGAGAGAGATGAAATGGAGAAATTAGCTCAAGTAGAAAAGAGTGTAAGGAAGAATAGAAAGGTAGTAGATGAAAATTTAGATCAATATATAGAAGATTATTTGGATGAAGAGAGAATAGATGAGGAAATAGAGAGAGAAGATAATGACTTATCAAGATTATTAGGAGAAGGAGATGATAGTGATAATGAAATAGATCAAGAAGACCAAGAAGGAAATCAATGGGGAGGTTGGGAGTCATATGATGATTGATAAACTGATAAATAATAAGGTTGTAGTATTATAAGTAAATTGATAAAATTTATTTATAATAATAATATAACATAGAATATGCATCATCAATTTATAAGAAATAATCCAGTAGTTGTATCTATTCTTTTATTTTTTGTGGTATTTGGAATATTTATGATGTTAAAGCCAGATTTTTTATTTAAAAATGATGGAAGTATTCGCGAGTTTGGTGTTGGATACAAAAATAAAACAATTTTGCCGATTTGGTTATTAGCAATAATTTTAGGAATTTTGAGTTATTTATTTGTTTTATATTATTTAGCCCAACCAAGTTTATTTAGATAACTTATTCTCTCATGGATTCATTTTTATAAAGTAAAAATAAGGTATAAAAATGAATAAAATATGGTTTGAATTCATTTTGAATTAGGTAGTTTTGCACTTCATTAAATCATCATAGTATTTCAAAATATAAGGTATTTCATTAGATTCAACAGAAATAAGAAGAACAATTAATTTTGAAAATGCATTTTGAAAATCATTATTTTTGATGAATTCATCTATTATATATTTTGAAGATTGAATATGAAGTTGTCTTTTTTGCAATATTTCTTGGTATTCGTTATCATGATTATTACAATTCATAATGTGGATTTTGTTCTGTTGATTTCTTTAAATTAGTTTTTGAATATATATTATTTTCTAATTTTCTTCATATAAATATAATATTTCGTAAAAAGAACTTAAAGAGCCCAAGCCCAATTAAAGAGTATAATTTTGGGATTGTAATTTTTCTTTTTCTTCTGTATATTTAGCCTGTGCTTTCAAATATTTTTGACGAGTTGCTTCCATTGCTGCAGCATCTTGACGACATCCTCTTGTTGAAATATTCATTTGAATAATAGAAATTAATAGTACTGCTGTATAAATATACCATAACGCTTCACCAATATTATCACGCAAACAAACAACATCTAATAATTGCTCTTTTAATTTTAGACCTTCATCATTTACCTTGATTCCTGTTTTGAATTCAGATTTAACAAGTGGATTAAGAAGATTCCAATACTCAATAAAATTATCAGGAGAGATTTGATTAATTAATATACCAGTATTTCCACATAATTTTAAAATAGCTTCAGCTGCACCTTCTAGCTCTTTTTTTTGAATTGGGTCTTCTTCATCTATTTTATTTTGAATATTTGTATTTTTCAACAAAGTAGTTAAAATAATATTTGCTTGACCTGCAACAGCAAAATACCCGATTACATTTGAAAATGCTGATTTAAATCCAGGAAATATAATAATTACAGTAACTACTGCACCAAATATAAGTAACCATGGAATCAATGTCATGAAAATAGCTGCAACCATATTTTTACCTACATCACCTCCACATTTTTTAATAAGAGCATATGAATTTACACTATATTGAGTAATAAGTATAAGCATAACATAATAAACTAAACTCCATAATTTTTCGGTTTTGTATTCTTCCATTTTGCTAGGAAGAGGATTACCTTTTTCATCTAATTGAGGAACACTAGATGATTCTAATACATCTAATCTTAATTGAGGTTTTAAACCTCCAACATAATAAAATATTGTAATAATTAGAAACATAAAAAGTGACAGATATGTTCCATCAGTTGTTTTAGTTTCTTCCGCCATATAGATATTGTGTATAATTTATTTTGATATAATAAAAGTATTTATTATGAACTTTCAAGAATTTTCTAAACCATTATTAATTGAACCAGGTGTAAAATATTTCTTAAGCGAAACATTGAAGCAATGTAAAGATTTTAAGGATAAATATTATAATACTTTATTCAATATAAGTTTAGGATTTGCTTTATTATTAATAATTAGTATAATTTTAATTTTTAAATATAAAGGAAAATTAACACCTGCAGAAAAGGAGTCAAAGAATAGAGAAAAACAACAATATATAATATCTAAAATTAAAAATTATCAAGATGCAAAATTACGTGCTCAGCAAAATTTGATAACAGGTCTTCCTGCATGGGATAATGAATATGATTATTTACATAAAAAAATATAATAATTTTATTTCAATACTATATTTGTAAAAATGTAAAAATGTAAAAATGTAAAAATGTAAAAGTGCAAATTGAAATAAAATAATATAAATCTATTATAAATTATAAAATGAGTATTGAAGAAAATGAAACTGAAATAGAAGAAGAACTTAAAACTGAAATAGATACAGAAAATTCAGAAGAATTTCAACCCCAGGATTCAGAATCAGATTCAGAAGAATCCAATTTAAGTAAAAACCAATTATTAGAAAAACAAAAAACAAGAGCATTTAGTATTACTAGTGAAACTGATGATAATCATGATGAAATCTTGTTTCAAGATGCAATCAAAAAATATTATAAATTGAAAAATGATTATGATGAAAGTATACAAGAACAAAAGAAGAAAATATTATCCATGACTGGTTTAAGTTTAAAAGAAAAGAGAATTGAATTTCGTAAATTGAAAAATAAATGTGTTAATTGTAAAAGACCTGTTGGTTCAATTTTTAATACTAAACTTGAAGGAAATAATAAATATTATTCTAAAGATAGAGTTTTAGTTGCTTTATGTGGTGATAGAGATGATCCATGTCCATTAAATATTGAAATTAATTTAGGTAGTACTAATGATTTGAGAAAAATAATAATTAATTTAGAAAAAGATTTACTTAATTATAAAAATCAAGTAATTAAAGATAAGAATGATTTGTTATTTGGATATATTACTTCTGAAGAAGCAGTAAAAAGGTTTGATAATATTAAAGAAGATATGAAAAGTACAAATGAATTATATGATTTATTTTTTCAACAATTGAATGAAATTATAGATAATACAAAAAAGAAAGAAGATTATCAAACTTTGTTAAAAGGTTTTTATGAAAATATAGAATCTTTCAAATCAATGATACAAGAATTTGAAGAAAGTGCAAATACTCAATATATAATAGATGCTGTTGAATTATATTTAGATGAAATTTTACCAAAATCTGATAAAATAATGGAGAAAACATATTCATATAATGCAGTTGATTATAATGAAGATGATAATACATATCATTTAGACCAAAAGAAATATAGATTACAACAATTTGAAATGGATGTAGGAGAAAGTGATCATGGTATTATATCTATGAAAATAGGGATGCCAAAGAATATTAAGAAAACAATAGCTACTAGAACTGTAGAAGAGAGAATTCCTGTATTAAAGAAAATTCGTGCAAAACCTAAATTGATAATAAAAGAATCATTGTCAACAGAAGAACAAGAAGAACAAGAAGAACAAGAAGAACCAGAAGATTCTAATTTTACTTTGAGAGAGTAAAAGATAAAATAATATAAAAATATAATATAAAGATGTTTACAAAGTATATTAATTTACCATTATTTTTAATAAGTTTTGCAATAGGTATGTTTTTTGTGTATATTATGGGAGAGGATTTAAAAATAGTTTATGTTTATCCTACTCCTGAGAATATTGGAACAACACAATATAAGGATAATGCAGGAAATTGTTATGTTTATGAATCAGAAGAAGTTACATGTCCAGTTGATGAAACTAAAATAAAGAGCATTCCTGTGCAAAATTAAATATATAAGTAAAGATATAATATTATAATATATATATAATGCACTTATCTAAATTTATACATTCAACAAGAGGTCATTATTTAATGTCAGTAATATTAGGATTTGGTTTGGCTTCTCTCTTTAGAACAATTTGTAAAGGCAAAAATTGTGTATTAATGAAGGCTCCTGATAATTCTGAGATAGATGGTCAAATATTTAGATTTCAAGAAAAATGTTATAAATATAATGCAAAGACAATAAAATGCGATGTTAATAAAAAATCAATAGAAAAATAATAATAGTAATAATGCGAATAATAATGCGAATAATTATTATAAATAATTTAATTATAATAATTATATGTCAAGTGATAGTACAAGTATTAATGATCTACCAACAGACCCAGTTGGAGGAGGTACAATTGGAGGAGGTATAAATGGAGGAGGTATTTCTTTACAAGTGAATGAAAGTATTCCACAACAAATCCCTAAAATGTCTTTAGATCAACAAACAATTAGTCAAATAGTGAGTGGATTACAACAAGCTAGTGTTACAGGTGCAACTCAATTACCATCAAGAGATATTCCTCAAACAATAGAAAATATTACACATGATCCACAAATACAACCTACTTACATTCCACAAACAGAACAAAAAGATTATATTCATGAATATGAAGAGAGTAATGAAGATATTATTGCAAGTTATAACAAAAATCTAAAAAATAATGATAGCTTGGATGAATTATATGAAGAAATTCAAACACCTCTTTTTATTTCTCTTCTTTATTTTCTATTTCAGTTACCAATTTTTAAAAAATATTTGTATAAATTTTTTCCTGCTCTTTTCTCTGGTGATGGAAATATAAATATTTATGGGTTATTATTCATGAGTGCATTATTTGGTATGTTATTCTATCTATTATCCAAAATAATGACATCTTATAACAAATTTTAGAGAGAAATAATATATTTAGTAAAACAACTTAAAGACCCTCCCACCAATATTAATAAAATATGGAAAATTCTCAAAATCTTATTCTTCATTCAGTAAAAACTACTGAAGAAAAAAACAATTTAGGAGAGCTAAATAATTTAAAAAAAACCTTGGAAGAAGAAGGAATGCAAAAAGTTTCTGAACTTTATAAAACTGGGGATGAACTTAATATAGATAAATTAAAAAATATTATGAAATCAGGAGCTGATGAATTTGAAAAAAAAACAGGAAGAGAAATGACTTATATTGAAATGAGAGAATTATATGGATAAAATAATATATATTGATTTACAGTTAAACAAAAAATCTAAAAAATATATATTATTTAAAAAAATGATAAAACAAATTGTTAATAAATTAATTGATGAACTTCCTGAAAATATAATCCAAAAACTTAAACAAAATCCAAACTTGAATTTAATTTTAGAAGGAGGGGTATTCAATGGAAGTTATTTAATTGGAGCACTCTATTTTTTAAAAGAAATGGAAGAACGCAAATATATAAATATACAAAAATTTTCTGGTTGTAGCATAGGGTCAATTTGTGCATTACTTTATTTAATAAATGAAATAGAAATGTCTGAAATTTTGTATTCTGAGATTGTAAAAGATTTCAAAGAAAAATACAATTTACAAAAAATAAACTCACTTTTAGAAAATATTAAAGAGAGAATGAAACCAAATGAATATCAAAATTTGAATAACAGATTATATATTTGTTATTATAATATTGAAACTTGTCAAAAAGAAGTGCAATATAACTTCAAAGATAATGATGAAGTAATCATTTATATTAAACGGTCATGTTTTTTACCATTTTTTATAAATGGTAATATAATTCATGAAAATAAATATTTAGATGGAATGTTTCCTCATATTTTCTCTCTTCAAGAAAAATATGAATTATATAATATTCATAAAAAAACGAAAGATTATGATTTGTTTTACAAAAAAATTATTATAAACAATACTAGCAAAACCATTTACTTTAACCTATTTAGTTTAGATAAGTTGAAATACTTATTGTCAATCAAAAATGAAAGCAACAATCATCACCGAATTATTACTGGAATATTGGATATTCATTTATTTTTTTTAAAGGAAAATCAAACTCAAATGTGCAGTTTTGTAGAAGATTGGACATTTATTGATATCATTAAACAACAATTATTAAAATATATAATTGAAAAAATTATTATTTATCAAATATATTTAATTTATATATTTAAAACAAGATTATTTGAATCAGAAAATTATAAAAATAATCTTTTATTTAAAATTTTAAAAAAAATTATAAACGAAACATCCAAAGTTTTTATTGACAATTATTGTTTTTAAATCTTCAATTTTATAAAAGTATATAATCAATAATAAGAACTTCACTTAATATTGTATTTCTTTTTCATCTTCTTTGTTTGTAATTGAAGATGTAAAAGACGAAATTTGGTTCTCTATTTTTTCATAATAAATATTATAAATTATTACACTAATATAATTATTTATTTTCTAATATTTTTACTCTTTCTTTTAATTCTTTTATTTCTTTTATTAAAATACCTATTAAACTATTATAATTAACTGTTTGTAAATTTTCATCATCTTTTTCACCAGTAACTAAATATGGATAAACATCTTGTAATTCATGTGCTATTAATCCTATATCTTTTTTATTTAGTTTTTTATTAAAATAACTAACAGGATTTAATTTATCAACTGTATACGATTCATCTAATACCTCTATATTATCTTTTATACGATAATCTGATGTTGTATTAAATGATAATGCAAAACAATTGCCACCAATTCCAACTCCTCCTGATACAACCAAAGCACCTGTAGTTGTTGAATTAGAAGGAGCTGTATTTGTTAATGATGTTATACCAGTTATTCGACTATTTCCAGAAACATCTAATGGAACAGTTGGACTAGTTGTTCCAATACCAACATTACCACCATCCTGAATAAATATTCTAGAAGTACCTGCATTATTTCTTATATTAAAACCAGCTGAACCATAATTTAAATAAGTAACATTATCATTTTCAAGAGGTATTAAAAATTGTTGTGCAGTACCAGAAGCATTATTTGCCCATATTACATTACGATT